TCTAACTGGTCGTCTGTGTATTGAGCCTTGACACTATCAAGGTGAAGCTTAGCGTTAGCCTCTACTGCCATGATACCTTCAGCAGTACGTGACCAGTTCTCCTCCAGTGCTACAACACCTACGTTATCTTCTGTATTATTAATCAACCAGTGTTCAATCTCTCTGGTTACTGAGGACTTACCCAAGCCTGTTCCACCTGTAAGGGTGACTAACTCACCTGCTCTCATACCTTCTAGCTTAGTATTAAGACCACGCCACGGGTAAGGTATAGCTGTTTTCTTTTCTAGTCTTAGCTGTTGATAGGCTTCAAACTGATCAGATAGATTTAATACACCAGAAGGCGTATAGACTTTAGCATCCCAAAAAGAACTGACGTATGCGGCGTGTCTACCTTGACGCAACATATCGTTAGCGTCTTTGTAGTCCACAGGCAACGTCATTATCTTAGCTTTCTTAGGTGTTAGTAGCTTTGCAATTGCTTGAGCGGCATCCTTGCCCACCTTGTCGTTGTCAAAGTTAATGACAACAGAATCAAATGACTCAAGGTACTCAAGACTATGCTTAACATCAGCAACGCCTCCTTGCGCTCCTGATTTTATAGATACGACAGGCCACTTACTACCCATAAGTTCGTAAGCGGCCATTGCATCGCACTCGCCTTCTGTTAATGTTATAAACTTACCACCCGCTTTGAATAGATTCTCTCCAAACAAGCCAACTTCTTTTGAGCTTCCTGCCCAAGAAAAGTTTTTATTCTGCATACGAATTTTAGTTCCTGCTAACTCGTGTCCATTGTAATACGGGTAATAATGCTTATCAATCTTACCGTTAACTGTAGTTGATCTAACACCGAACTTCTTAGCTGTAGCTAAGCTTATCTTGCGGTCAGTCAGTTCGTTAAAAGAAGCGGTAGGGTTGGGTGAAGAGGAGACTCTTGAACTATTCTCCATCGGGGTCTTCCTTTGATACCCTTTTAAATCCTTTGCGGTATCTGGTTGGTGTACTTCCGCTGTACTATAACTATGAAAATATTTCCTACAAACAAAACAGTAGGCCGACCCATCTGAATTGATGGAAGCCCCGTCAGTAGACCCACATGAATCATCCTGACAGGGTTGGTGCAGTTTAACGAAAGCCATTCGGCTTACTCCTCGGTGGTTTCTACTTCCTCTGTAGACAATGCCTCTTCCGTGAGGTGGTTAGATTTAAGATCAGTCATCAATGCAACTGTCGCGGCTTGCATCAACCCCACAGTCATTGAAGCTTCTCTAAGGTTTTTATTTGCTTCTACTAGGTGGTTTAGAACTGCCCTACCCTCGTCTGAGAGTAGGTCTGATTCATATTCCACGCCATCCACTGTTACTGTAGTCATTACAACTCGTCCTCCATTTCACTATCAAGTGCATCAAACTCCGCTCCGTCTGCTGATCCAACTTCTATTAAGCTGAGAACCTGCATAGCTTGAAAGTCTAACCCGTAAAAGGTCTTGCCTTTCCATTCCGATTGCCATTCTTTATACTGAACTTTAACTTCAGAACCGTTACCTATTCTAGCATCTAATGGATTTTTATATGCGTCCACTAATCGTGGAGCAGGTCGTATCATACCATTAGGGCCATTCACTTTGCGTTTGATTACAATCGCAGGGCCTTCATCCATCTCCTTAATACTAAATCCTCGTGATTTAAAATCTTCAGCAGTAACCTCATCAACAACTAGATTAACAGAATACACTGGTTCAAAAGTTGTGTTGGGTGTAGTTGCTGATACCCAGTAAGCTGTACCTTGTAATATTGCCATGTCGCTTTTCCTTTTATTGGTTTTAAAATTGAATGTGGATTGTACCACGGGTAAATAAAATATGCAAACTATTTTTTAAACGCTGTCTGCATTAGCGTATCGTACTCAGTACTATCAATTATAAATTGTATTACAGTTTGCTCCTTAACATTGTACATAGCACACGCCCTGCTTAATGGAACCTTACCATCGACTACATCTGTCGCGGCTCTAGCTGTTGCAATTGCGGCGGGGCTTGGGCTACCTGATATGCTTTCTGCAAACATTATTTCTTCTCCTCGTCTATCATAAGTTCTGAAATGTATAGCAACTTAATTGCAACTGCCAGTGTTATAGTACCTACAAATAATAAAACAATATTATATATCATATAAACCTCACTTTAATAATAGAAAAACAACTGCAAAAAAGTATGCAATTGAACATAGGAGTAAGAACCTAATCACTCTTACAATTGCTACAGGCTTAGGATCTTGCTCCATTACATTATTCTTTATCCATCTCAGAAACCCAAGGCCAGTGTCGCTCAGAAAGTTTACTGCTTTTATCATCATCTTCTTTTAACTCCTCTCTATTGTATTTAAAGATAGCATCAAAGTTAGAGCTATACTTCTCCGCATTTACTTTGCGTTGCCTGTCTCCTTTACCGCCATGTGTTGCGTTACTCATCCTTCACCTCGTCCTTAATTCTTTTTAATATTAAGCAACCTGTGTCACTAATCTTTAGTTCAAACGTGTCACCAATATCATAACCCTTGGGGATTGACACGCCATCGAACTCAATCCCCTCTTTGTCTACATCAAACAGATAGCCCACATACTTCACGGTTAATCCTCCTGTAAATAAACCTGACCGAATGTTATAACACAGAAAGGAAGACTTAAAACTGTGCCTTCAAACTGTGCTACATCATAGTTATCAGCGCCGTCTAAGACAACCCACACAGCCCGACTATCTGTAAACTCTAAGTCTAAACCTACGCCATTACGCAGGTTAAGACTTAAATTATATTTACCAAAAGTTTTTGTCATACTATGCCGCCTTCATAAAGTTATTATATCTAACAGCCTCACGAACTACCTGCTGTCTGTCGTTATTAATTGATGCAATGTTTACTCTGCTTGATGGCCGTGAAGCATCAGCATGAGTTGACCAATCAGTCATGGCATTGTACACCCCCCAGTAGTTTTTTCCAAGGCGTTTAGAATATACACTGGAGTATACATTCCACATATATTCTAAACTTGTGTTACGTCTAGCCATATCAGCCATAACATATTCAGGAACAGAGTTGCCCTCTGCAAGAAGCTTTAAAGCTGCAGTACATTTAAGTGCAGTAGCAAAGAAACTAAAGGCCGCATAATCACTGCACTCTGTACCGTGCCACTGTTGCCACAGTTCACGCTCAGTGTTAAAGGTCTGCAAACATTTAGTAACTACCCTGCCACCTAACTCAATATCTAAAGACTGAGTGTGTTTAGATTTATACACTGCGACCTCACCACTCACAAAGACTTGAAGATTAGTACAAGCAAACTGAGTTGCGGCGGCACTAATCATGTACGGCCAAGTCCCATCGAAAGATGATATAGATAGTAGGCTCAAAGATGCACTGTCACCATCACTGGTTTTGTATGTATGCTCTGGCAACTTGTATTGAACAAAAGTTCTTGCTCCATTGTGAGATGTCCTGATTGTCTCTTGCATGTTATCGGTACATAAGTCAGAACGCTCAATGATGTTACGAGTAACGTCTATCATGTGTTTAGGTGCTACTGCCTTGTAGCCTTGACCATGAATACCTAGCTCTTCACATGTATCAGTACGGTAGATAACATTCTTGGTACTCTCATAAGCATCAAGATAAACCAACGGTGCAGTTCCTATATCAAAATCAGCCGCACCATAACCTCCATTGCGGATTGTTGTAAGGGCTGAATTGTTTGTAAACATCGGTGTAATATTATTCATTGTGTTTCTCCAGTAAAATAAGTTTAAGTTTTAGTTGACAACAATTTTGAAACTGTTAAAATCTATAAAGTTCTTCTAAGATAACTATTAAATATATTTATTAGTATTCTTATACAAACTATAAAGAATGTATACAAACTTTAAAGTACTATAAAACTTTAAAGTAAAAAAAAGTAAGATCATTCTTCCTTTGTAAAAATCTGATAGTGAGTATCCACTACCTGTAAATCATACTGCTTATAATAGTTCTTGGCCTTAGCATATTTCAGTGCGTCCTCTTCATTAGATGCCGCAACATCTATAAAGTATCCAGTTATTTGAGATACCATAACCTTATACTTCTGAATAGGTTGCTCTAAATCTATTTGGCTTTTAAGTTTAGGCGGTCTATTACTCATACATCCTCCTCAATTATATTAAGAAGCTCAACTCGTAGTTTAGTAAGCAAACGATGATCGTTACTCATAACTACTGCGCCCCTTTCACTTAGTTCAACAGCGTTTAAATCATCAAGGGTCTGCTCTAAAGCAATGTTTACAAGCTGTAACAAAATGTCAGGCCGACTAATAGTTTTAGTTGGCGCACACCACCCTATCATTTGATCATTACCCTTAGTTAAATCATTCATAAAGTCTTTAAAATATTCTTTTTTC